CATGGGGTACTACAGTGCCGCTAACACTAAAGCAGACTTCTGCAGTAATTAGCGCAACTAACCCAGAGTATCAAACCACAGTACTTGTAAATAACACACAGGATGTAAACGGCGCAGTAGGCGATATATCAAGCCAGTCCATTACATTTACCTGCCAAAGTGTTATCGTAGTAGATACCACACCATAAGGAGTAGTAATGGCAAAGCTAAAGATTACAAGGGCTAACGGGGAAGTATCTGAACATAAGATAAGCCCGGGAGTTGAGTACGCATTTGAATTACGCTATCAGGCAGGGATTAGTAAAGTCCTACGTGATCACGAACGGCAGACTGAGATTTACTTCTTAGCGCATGAGTGCTTACGTAGGGCTAACGTAACTGTACCCATATTTGGTGCAGAGTTTATAGACAGCTTAGAAACTGTCGAGGTATTAGACGAAGAAAAAAAATAATACAGCGTGATTCTACGCTCTATGCGATAGCAAGTTTGTCTGTAGAGCTAGGGATCGCGCCTAATGAGTTTATAAATATGGACTCAGAGATGCTACGAGCAATCGTGCAGGTACTTAGCGATAGAGCAAAGGAGATCAAAAATGCCAGCAGTCGAGGTCGTAGGCGTTAAAGATGTCCTTAAAGGTCTAGAGTTTATTGACGAAGATATGCGCCAAAGGATTAGGACTGCTATAGATCCTTTAATGCGTGGAGTAGCAAATAAGGCACGAGGATTTGTGCCAGATAACGGCAGCGTATTATCAGGCTGGAGTAAACCAAGTAACCCAGCAATTAACTTCAAGCCATTTCCAAAATATGATGCCAGCACTGTTAAGTCTGGTATTGGGTATAACGCAGGTGAAAATCAAACATTTAGAAACGGATTTAAGATAAGCAACTACGTATATAACGTAAGCGCAGCTGGTCGCATATATGAGACTGCAGGTCGCAATAACCCACAAGGTCGTGCGCCATTTCAACAGATAAATCCTGGCACACCTAACTCACCAGTTGGTGCAGTGCAAGGATTTGAAGGCACGAAAAGAGCTAGAGAATATACTTATAATAAATCTACCAAAGAATACTCATCTAACAATCCGTTTGCAGGTTACCAGTTTGTAACATCTATGCCAGGACTTACATCACAGCCTAGAATTAAAGGCGTACGAGGCGGCACTGGTAAAAAGACAAAGGGCAGACTTATATTCAAGGCGTGGTCTCAGGATAGTTCTAAAGTTTACGATGCAATACTGCAAGCAATAAATTCTACAGCTATACAATTTAACAAATCTACAGAGATTAAGAAGGCAGCCTAATGGCCAATGTAGTCGTCTCGGCTATTGCTACCTTTAATGGCAAGGCACTTAAAAAAGGTCAGAAGGATATATCTGCCTTTGATAAGCAAGCGCAAAAACTAGGCAAAACTTTTACACGTGTCTTTGCTACTACAGCAATAGTGGCATTTAGTAAGAAGGCCATAAACGCATTTGCAGCTGATGAGAAGGCCGCTAAATCACTCGCAGTACAGCTAGAAAACACAGGCAACGCATTTAGAGTAAATGAAGTTGAGTCCTATATTGCAGGTCTGCAGAGTTTATATGGCGTGTTAGATGACCAGTTACGCCCAGCATTTCAAACTTTATTAAACGCTACTGGATCAGTAACTCTTAGCCAGCAAGCATTAGAGACTGCATTAAACGTAAGTGCCGGCACAGGTAAAGATTTAGCTAGCGTAGTAGCGGCTATTGCTAAAGGCGCATCAGGCACTACAACAGCGTTAGCAAGATTAGGCACAGGATTAGACAAGGCCACAATAGCTAGTGGCGATATGAATAAGATAATGGCAGCTTTAGATACTAAGTTTGCTGGGCAAGCACAAGCAAGATTAACTACCTATGCAGGCAAAATGGATCTATTAAAAGTAGCTGCTGCTGATGCTACAGAAATTATAGGTAAGGGTTTAATAGATGCTATAAGTGCCATAGGTAAAGATAATTCAATAGATCAAGCCGCTAATTCTATGAACAACTTTGCAGTTGCTATTGCTAATACCGCTAAAGGTATGGGTGAGTTAATTGGTCAAATTAAAAGAATGCTAGACAGCGATGTAGGCAAGTTTTTACTAGGTGTGACAGCTTTACTTACACTTGGTAAAAAACAATTAATAGTAGGTGCTGCAGGACTGATTGCTTATGATATAGGCAAGACACAGAAACCATCATCTAACTTTACATTTGGGTCAGGTAACCCACTACAAAGAGCAGAAACTAAAGCGATAAAGGATTCTGTTTATTATCGTAAACAAGAAAATGCTGCACTCAAAGCAAAGACTGCTGTAGATGCATTACGAGATAAGTTTGACCTAGAGCGCATAGGACTTACAGCTGCACTAAACGCTGCAACTGATGAAGAGACTAAGTTACGCCTTAAAGCACAATTAGCCATACTAGACAATAACGAGGCTTTGGCTAAAAAGTTATTAGCAGAGATGGAAGGCACTAAAGCCACAGTAGTATTAACGACACAATTTTATGCGTTAAGTGAAGCTGCTAAAGCATTATTAACTAGCTTTGGCGTTGACCCATCACAAGTAGGCCCAGGCGGTACTATTTTAGGCGGTGCAAGTGGGCGTGTAGGTAACCTTGCTAATGCAGCTATAAATAACCCTAGTTTTGCTAGTAGCGGTGCAGGTATGGATCTAGGTTTAGCACTTGGATTTACGCCGGGCAGTAGGACTGCTAGTGCTGCACCACAGGAAATTGTAGTAACAGTTAACACTGCTAATGCAGGTGATAGATTAAGTCAAGCCATAGCAGAATCTATACAAATTGCTACAAAGAATGGATATAGCACAGTGCCGGCAGGTCAGGGCTTCTAATGCCAATACCTGTAGTAACCGCTTTAATTAACTTTAGTACTGGCCCAGCCTTTGCTCAGACAATGATTTTAGATACGGGCATACTAGACACAAACGTATTAGGTGATGCAACAGCTGTAATTGTAGATGTGTCTAATCAGGTTAATCGCATAGAGACTAACCGAGGCCGTACTGCATTATCAGATGCATTCCAGACAGGCGCACTTACCTTACGCATAGTAGATCAGAATGGCGATTTTAATCCGCAGAATGTTACTGGCCCATATTACAATTTATTAACACCCATGAAAAAGGTGCAGATTAGCGCAACCTACTCATCAGTAACATACCCAATATTTCAAGGTTTTATTACAAGCTACGTTACTACATACCCAGGTGAATCTGGTGAAGATGTAGCCATTACGACTATACAAGCCGTAGATGCGCTTAGATTAGCGCAGGTAGCACAGATCAGCACAGTTACAGATTCAGGTGCTGGACAATTGAGTGGCACACGTGTAAATAAATTGTTGGATGCTATTTCATGGCCAGCGACTATGCGTGATGTAGATGCAGGTCTTACTACTATGCAGGCAGATCCCGGCACTAATCGCACAGCACTGCAAGCCCTAACTACTGTAGCCACGTCAGAGTATGGCGCACTGTATGTAGATGCTAGTGGCTCGTTTGTATTCCAAGATAGAAACGTAACAGCAGGATCTATTGCAGGCACACCTACAGTTTTTGCAGATAATGGCACAGGCATAGATTACTTTGATGCCAGTTGGATTCTTAACGATGTGCTTATATTTAACAAAGCCACAATTACTAGGACAGGTGGCACAGCGCAGGTAGCATCAAATCAAGACAGCATAGACAAGTATTTTCTACACAGCTATTTTTTAGACAATCTACTCATGCAGACAGATGCCGTAGCCTTAGATTACGCACAGGCTTATGTGGCTAGTAGAGCTGAGACAGAGATTCGAGTAGATTCCATAGTCCTAGACCTATACACAAACAATTACAATAGCGGCATTATTGCAGCCCTAGACCTAGACTTTTTTGATCCAATAAAGGTAATTACTACTCAACCAGGTGGATCTACCTTAGAGAAAACATTACAGATTTTCGGTGTACGCATGAATATATCACCGAATAGTTGGCGCACTACGTTCACGACATTAGAGCCAGTCATAGACGCATTTATCCTAAATGATACGATTTATGGCACTTTAGACTATAATGTCCTAAGTTACTAAGGGGTATCATGGCAAAACAAACGTTTACGACTGGTCAGGTATTAACAGCTGCACAGATGACTTCACTGCAACAGACGGCTATGGGTGGCGGATCAGCTACAACTAAGACCGCATCTTACACATTAGTTGCAGCCGATGCAGGCACTACAGTAACAATGACATCTGCAAGTGCAACAACAATAACTGTTAACACAGCTTTATTTGCAGCAGGCGACACAGTTTATATTCAAAATCTAGGCGCAGGTGTTAGCACAATTACAGCTGGTACAGCCACAGTAAATACTTCTGCAACATTAGCTTTAGCACAATATGAAGGCGGTCAATTATATTTCGTTAGTACATCTGCATCTATATTTTTAAAAGGAAATGTTACGGCGGCTTCTGCTGGTGCGACTTACGCAGTTTTTAACGATACTAAAACGCAAGGTACTGATGGGGGAACTGCAACCTCTGGTGCTTTTAGAACTAGAGATATAAACACAACACAAGTAAACAATATAACAGGTGCTTCTATAGCAAGTAATCAAATAACCTTAGCTGCTGGCACTTATTTTATTTTTTCATTTGCAGGTGCATTTGGTGTTAATCAACATATATGCAGGTTACAAAATATAACCGACAGTACAACAGCGATTTTAGGATTAGTTACATACAATAGTGATTCACCGCCAAATGCGAATTACACTTTTTTACAAGGTGAAATCACAATTGCAAGCACAAAAGTATTTGAATTACAACACAGGGTTACAACAACAAGAGCAAGCACTGGTTTTGGTACACCAACTAATTTTAGCACAGAGGTCTATTCATCTACTGCAATACAGAAAATCTAAAGGAGAATTATGGATGTAGCATTAGGAATTGAAGCATTATTACCAGCAGCAGAATATTTTGGTAGTACCACTGCTAATACAAAAGAGTGTTTTGATGCACTTAATTGGCAAGATGCAAGAGCTAAACCAACTTGGAAACAAGTGCAAGATGCTTATGCAACTGTGCCAGAAAAAATAAAAAATCCTGATATTGAAAACGCCAAAGCCAAAGCAATAGCAGAAGGCAAACTAGCCGCACTTGGTTTGACTACCGATGATTTACGTGCATTAGGTTTATAACAAAATAAATGAAGCCCTGGCTATGTGCAGCTGGTACACAGTTAAGAGAGCAGATTGATACCTGGTACTCAGATCGCCGCTCTACCTCTGATGGGTGGTTGGGTGATGCTCGTCATTCCGCCACAAAATCGGATCATAATCCAGATGC